ATAGAAACTGCATCTGGTAAACCGATTGTCAATGTATCTGTTGCTGATACTACTGCTTCAATTTCATTTGATGTACCATTTACTCTTAAAACATTACCACCACCAATAATCTGTCTAGTTGATGTACTATCTTCAATTGTCCAACCAGCAGTAGATGTAGCAATACTAATGGTTTCATTCATAGCACCAATTAAATTAGTTGCTGATATATCACCACTTAAATTTGCAATATCACCAAAGTCATTAGCTACCAAGTCGTTAAACTCGGTTCTAAATGTTTCTAGTGTATCTGTAACTGCTATGTTTCTTAATGCCATTAGTTTTTAACTATCTCTTTTAATAAGTTTTTGATTTCTCTTAACTCTGTCTTTAAATTATTTATGTCTTTTACCGCACTTCTTATTTGGTCGCCATGTTGTTCTCTTACTTTTATTCTTCTCATATAAGTTTGATATTCACTTGAACTAGTATTTACAATACCATTAGAGTTTACTTCTCTAACTAAATGTGTATGACCTTCAACTTTTAATCTTTCTTGAGCCATATTATACCGCCAATGCTAGTCCTCTTAAATCTTTAATTCTAGGTGCGTGTGCTGAATTTGTACCTTTCATTGCAATCTTAATTTGAAAAGATGTAAACTCTGTAATACCACTTGCACTATATTTGTATTCTTTAAATTCGTTGTTTGATTCTGCTGGTGCAACAGTAGTATCTTCACTACCGTTTCCGTTAAACGGAACCCAATTCAAATCATTAATATCTCTAACTTCTTCGGATGAAGTTGCTCTAAAGTAAACTTCTACCTCTGCACTCGCTCTAACATTAGAAGTCAATCTAACTTCAAGTGCTGTAGATGGATTATCCAATGCAATTGGTCTTGTACAGTAAATAGCAGCTGTTGAAGAACCACTTGACTGTTCATCATCTTTGAAATTAACATGATTGATTGAAGTAGGACTATTTAATCTGTTTTGTACTGTAATCATACTAATTCTCTGTGTATCAATTACAGGTGATAGTTTTGTATTTGAAGTTGTTAATGTGCAATTTACAAATAATGATTTGCCACCAGACATTTCGTTTGTTTCATTAATTTCACTTGCAACCACTTGAGGTGCTTCAAAGTAAATATTATCATTTGCAATTACGGCAACTTCGCTAGATTTAGGTGTTAAAACAAATTCTGTTTCTGTACCATGAACTGATTTACCAGATGTAGGTCTCATAGAATAACCTATGTTTGTATCTGGTACTGTCATAGTTTGAATGTTTAACATAGACACATCATATAATCTATTTTGAGTAGCAACAACATCTGAACCACCGGTATCGCCTGTGGACGTAGCTGTTGAACTATCTGCGATTGCAACATCATAACTGTCTAAAGTAACATTAGTTAATGATGTATATGTTCCGTTGATAGATGAACCAGTTAAACCATTGTAATCTGTACTTGCTTCAAATCCTGAAAGTGTTACGTTATTAGATGTGCCATGCATACCGTGATGTGGATGGAATACTCTGATAATATGCGAACCACTTGTTGTTCTAATAGGATTTGTTTTTAATGTTCTACTTGGTAAAGTGTCATTTGTAAACGTAACATTACCAGTTACATTTTCAAACTCAGCTCTCTTCATTTTAAATTTAACATCTTCATTTTGTTCAGCAGTCCAAGTTGAACCGTTTTGAGATTTAAATAATACACCAGCATAAGGCTGTTGTGATATTGTTCTATCTGAACCTAAATTAGTTTGTCCAACTCTTGACACATATACATTGTACTCTGTTGAGTTTGCTAACAACACAAATGCATATTCTGTATTTTCTTGAATGTACACAGGACTAGGGAATGTAAATGTTGTAGCAACGCTAGCGTCTGTACTAGTTGTCACAGCTGATGGATTTATTGATACCTCTGAGAAAGGTAAAATGTTTGTAGATGGATAACCATTCTTAACTTCTCTAATCTGAAGTGTTACGGGAACTTGTGAATCTCCTGTGTCTGGTTTAGATTGGAAATATAAATCAAGTGAAGTAACAAATACACCACCTTTATCATCTACTAAGAATGTTTGTGCAAGAGGATCCCACCAACCAACTTGTCTGTCTGTTCTTCGTGTTGATGTTCTTGCAATCGTCCTATTTTCTGTTGTATTTTCTCTTACTATTCTAGGTTCTCTTGTTGAGATAATTGTTTCTCTTACAGTTTCGATTGAACCTCTAGCTGCATAATCTCCTTCACCAGCAGTTTCTACATCTGAGTTTAAATCATTTGTAGATGAACTTGTTAATCTGAATACTTTAGTACCAGCACGCCATCTCGGATTTGCGTCTACCTTAGGGTCAGGAATAGCAAATGTTCCAGATAATGCACCGTTAGCATCACTAACTAAATTACCACCTAAAGCGCCTCCAGTTGGTGTAACATAGGCTGCCACATCAATGTTATCAAAGAATGGATGTACTCTAGTGTTAGGTTTGAATCTTGTTCCTGTGAATGATATTGTTCTACCTCTAATAAAAGGATTAAATGCCACATTTATAACTCTGTCACCTAATGAACGTCTAACTACTTGTGGTACTGCGACACTTCTAACACCTGTTCTTGTTTGATTTACTTGTCTAACAGTTGTAATTTCTTGTGTCTGTAAAACTCTTCTTGGAATACCGTGAGCAAATGTTTGTTCTCTTCTTCTACCACCAATATTTCTTGTTGTTTGTTCAGTAGGTCTTCCTACCCAATTGTCTTGCCATTCATTCCAAACTGTACCTATTTCGATAGATTCTAAATTAGGATTACCTAAATTTGCAGCCATAGTATCGAACATACCTTGTTGATTGACTACTAATTCTGGTACTCTTTCAGTTTCTTTCCACTCATCTCCTGATGGACTTAATTCTATTGTTCCAACCCATGTGAATACATTAAAAGGATTAACATTTAAAAATTTACTTGCAAAAGGTTGGTCAATTAAAGTTTCTTCGTTATATGGTAGAGTAATTAAATCACCAGTTTTTGCATAGTTATTATCTGTTCTATCTGTAGCTAAAATTGTTGTACCATCATCATCAGCTTCGATTAACTGAACTGAATCTGTTTTACATATAGGTCTTGCTTCTCCAGATGCCATATCCATAGCAACTTTGTAATCTAAATTACCTACATCACCAATACCATGACCTGTAAAGTTATCTACGATAAATCCGTTTTTAAATCTATCAAAACCATCAGCATCTTGTATTTGTAAATTTTGTGTTTGTGTTTCTAATAAAGAAAGTTGTGTATAATATTCAACATTTTCTATTCTTTGTTCTAATCTTCCAATATCTCTCATAGTATATCTTCGATTATCAACTGTCTCAATTTCAATTTCTTCGGTAGATAAAGTATAAGGTGCTAATGATAATGTGTATAGATGCATTGCACCATCTAATGCTTTAGGTAATTGTGGGTCTAATGAAGAAGCACCTTCAATAACTTTAAACTCACCATCTTTATTTAAAAAGATTTTATCAATTCTTGATAAGTAGAATTCAAAATCTGTAGTGACATCATCACCAAATTTTACAATATCAACTGTTGAAGCACCGGCGCCATCAAAACTTCTATCTTGACCACCTGAATTAATTGTACTTGCATCATCAACTCTAGGTCTGAAATCTAAACAATCTCTTAATTTAAAATTTTGACCTGTAGTATCTGATTTGTATTCTGGAATATCTTCATAGTTTACAACACCTGAATAAGAGTCAACACTAAAATAATCACCTGAACCGTGTGAGAAATAATCGAAATCTACAAGTAATCTACCTGTAGGTGTCAATTCTCCTGTTTTTAATTTTAATCTACCAATATCATAAAAATTATCTCTTTGACCTTTGTCTAATTCAAATCTTGATGTAATATTTGTATCTGAAGTTGTTGCAGCTGTTGAGAAATCAGCCGCCATGTAAACATTATTAATTTTATAAACGTCTGCTTTTGATAGACCGATAACACCACTTTCAATAATAGATTGTGTTGAGATGGCAACTGTCTGGTCTTCATTAAGTGTTTTTGTTTTTTCACTTGCAACTGCTCTGTTAACTGTTGCTAATATTTTTAATTCTGCATCAGCATAAGTTGTACCAAAATCAAAGTCAAGAGTTTTTCCTGTTGGTGAACCTGATAGTGTGAATATAGCACCACCATCTGCATTATTACCTGTTAGACTTAAAACATCTCCGTTAGCACCACTTGAAGCCGAGTTAATTGTTTTAATAGAAACTACAAAGTCGCCTTCAGCTAAACTTGCAAAAGTTTCACTTGTACCTGCTGAGATTTGACCTGAACCTGAAGATAATTGTAAAACAAACTGTCTTCTTACTTTGAAATTTGTATCTGTGATACCACTGTTTGCAGCTGTCTTTAAAGTTTTTACTGCTTCATTTGGTAATTTGAATATTGAAACATTTTTATTTGCATCTTGTAATTTACCTCTGTTTCTTGTAGCAACAGATTTTGTAGATACATCTGAACCACCAACAGCAGTTAATAAATTAAGAGATGTGTTTGATACAATAGACTCAATAATTCTTGTTACTGTTCCACCTGCATCTGTAGATATTGTAATTTCATCACCAATTTTTAATTCAGTATTAAATAAAGTACCGAAACCAGTAACAACAGAACCACTGTTTGCAACTGATAAATTTCCTGTTATTTGTAATTTTTCTCCGTAAGTAGCACTTCTTTCAACATCTGCTGTATAGGCAGGTGTGCCTGCCATTCCGATTTGTTTAACTTGTGGAAAATCAAATACTGTAACACCATTGAAACCTAATGCATTTGATTGAATAGAAGCTGTATTAGATGATGTGCCACCAGTAATTGTTTCACCTGCAACAAATGTTCCGTTTGTGCTTGAAACCACTACAACGCCGTGTAAAACATTTCCTGAAGAAGTATATGCTGTAATATTTGAAGCAGTTGTTCCGTTACTTTCATATAACTCAAAAGTATTTGCGTCTGGATTTCTAACTGTAAAGACATCACTTGTTGTAACAGCAGTAGAGTTATTAGAAAAACTAGCCGCTGAGAATGTGATTTGTTGTCCTTCTCTTAGATTATGACCGTTTGCTGTAACAACACCAGGACTAGCAACTGTAATTGCACTTGATGAGGCAGATGTTACTGTAGTTAAACTTTCTACTGTACCTGTAGCATTTGATGTACCACCAGTAATTGTTTCTCCAGTTGTAAATGCTGTATTTGATGTAACATTTAAATGAGTAAACATGTTAATATCAAACATGTAATGTCTATAAATTGCATTTTGTAGTGCTGAACTAGCAAATGTTAAATTTGATGCCGTACCTGTTACATATTGAAAACCTTTTGATTTAGCACGACCTATAGATGTGATACTTGCACCAGCACCTGTATTTTCTGTACCTCGTGTAGATGTTAAAGTATCGTATAAATTAATTCTTTTAAATGCTTCAGTTGCACCTGTCACAAAACCAATATCTGGAGAGCCAAAAATTTTAGATACATTTACAAAGTTACCTACATCAAATTTTGTAGTAAAGTTATTTTGTGTATCAAAACTTCTTGCTTTATTTACATCAACAAAAGTTGTTCCGATTGTTTCAATTTCATAACCTTTAACGTATGCTTTACCAGGTCCTATGCCAGCTGCAATCTTCGTTTCAAGACCACCGTTACCTGAAGTATAGATACCTCTGTTGTTGCCTGATATTAAATGTTCTCTTAAATCTAAATCAAAATCTCTAACTGCATAGTCACCTGATTCATCAAATGTTCTTCTAGCAAAAGTATCTTCTAATACTCCGTAATCAGTTGTTCTAACTTGATTTTGTAAAATACCAGCTTTTAATCTTAGTAACTCTACAAAGTTTGCGTCATCTGTAGCCGCTAAAGTTTTCTTAGTAAGTGTTAAATCAATTTTAAATCTATGTGCGCCTGGAGCATTTACATTTGATGTACCTTGAGCATTATCATTTAAACTTTGGTCATCATTAGGTGTTGTGAAAGATTCTGTAACTAATAGACCAACTCTGTATGATGGTGTGTTAGTATATTTGTCTAAAATAATTGTTTGTTCGGCAACCTCAACATGAAATCCGTTAATATAGTAAGTGCCGGCGGCTACATAGGCAGCTGCACCTGTGGCAGTTGTATCAACTACTGCTGAAACTGTTGTAGATGTGTCTGATAAAGTTGTTGCAACTTGTATAGTTTCACCGTCTGTAAATGCATTTGCTGTATTACTTGTACCTGAAGTTTCGTATTGTACGAATAAAGTATTGGGGTCTGTACCGTCTGTTGCAACTTGATTAATTACTTTTGCAACAACACCTGAAGTTTGACCTGTTAGTTGTAACCCAACAAAGTCTGCAAGTGTAACGCCAACTGCGGCTGAATCTGTGAATGAAGTTAATTTAACGGCATAGTAATTTACATTATAACCGATTTCGCCAGGAATAACCATTGCACCTTTTTCAAAAAGGTGGTCAGATACTTTTTCTACTTGATTTTGTAGAATAGATTGTGATTGTGTTAACTCTCTTGCCTGTACAGCAAATGACGGTCTAAAAAGTATTCTGTGAAACTTCTTTGACTCTGCAAAGTCATCATAGTAAGGTGAGAGGTTAAAGTCAGTTGGACTTGGCATTTAACTCTCCTAAAATTCTATAACCAGTTTAATATTCTCTGTTTGGTCAGAAGCTCTTGTGATAGGCGCTCTGTTTTCAATGTAAAGAATATCACCAGAATCAGCATCAATTTCTGCACTAGAATACCCACTAGCAAATACTTGACTGTTTATGGTACTTGTTGTCGTTGTTGGTGTTCCGTTAGCACTTGATGATTGACCAGTAACTACGTTTTGGCCACTAAATGCTGTTAAATTTCCGTTACTATCAATACCTTCATTTACATGTCTAGTTTGAATATAATATAGAATACTATTTACAGAGTCCCATTCTACAACTTTACCAACTGCACCTGTAGATGCTTGATTAATCTCTTCATCAACTGTAAATGTTCCTGTAACACCTGAAAGATTTATTGCTTTTGTTGCTCTTAATGTAGTTGATGTTGCAGCTGAACCACCTGAATTTGGGTCTCTTAATAAACTAATCTTTCTAAAGTCATTAGCAGTTGTGAAGTCACTTGTATTTGAACTTTCTGTTCCTTCAAGTGATGTATTCATCATTACATAAAAACCACCTAATTCTTCTACTGCATTAAATCCGTGTCCGCCTTTAGGTTCAATAATAACATCTATCTCTGCACCTGTTAAACCAGTTGCACCAGCAGATACGATTTGTGCATTACTGATTGTACCAAAAGTATAACCTGTTCCTGCATTTGTAACTGTTACGGCTGTAACTGCACCAGATGTTACTGTAACCGAAACTGTTCCTGAAGAACCATCACCTCTGATTGCAATACCTGTATGAGTGCCGTCTGTACCACCTGAACCGGCAGTTTTAATTTTACAAACATTAATTGCACCGTCAACGGCAGCTGATGATACTGTAGAGTTTGTTTCAACTGCCATAAAGTCAGTTGATAAGAAATTTGCTTGTTGTGAAGCAGATAAAGTGTACATATATTTCCACTTGTATCCGTCAGCAGTAGAAATAATTGTTACATCTGTACCTGTAGGTTCTACTGTCGAAGCAGTATTACCATCATTATCTAAACATTTGTAAACATTTCTTGCTGTTGTTAACACATAGAATGATGCGTCATGTAAAGTTGATGCACCACCATTTGCTGTTTGAACAGTTGTGTTGCCTGTTTGATATTCTCCATAGTCATGTCTGTAAATATCATAAGTTGTGCCTGTTGTCCAGTTTCTTCTTGGAACTGCAAAGGTCACATCTGTAGAAGTAATCTTCTTAGCTGCCAACATATCATCAAAAGGAAAGTGTTGAGAGTTAACATTGTCTGCTGGAGTAATTGGTGATAAATCTGTACCCTCGTTATTTGTTCTTGCATCTCCTCTAGTTGAAGTTGCGAATGCTTGTGGTCTACCAATACCTAAGTAAAAAGTATTACCTGAGGCTTCAGAAAAGGCTTCTGAAAACTGTTCACTGTTGTGAATTCTAAATCTGTCTGTAATTATTGCTGGCATAATCTTTTATTTTCTTCCTTAACTATATTTATACAAGTTTTCATACTATTCTGGTGGATTATCTATTACTGTTCCACCATCTGTTATCCATTCTTGGATTGCTTGGTAATCTGAATTTGCTGTGTCTAGTGGTACAGATTTAACTCTGTTTGAATTTACATAAGTTACTTGATAACTTACAAAGTTTCCTAAAAAATAATTTTTTGTTACTGTATCAATCATATTTATAACTCCGAATTAAATGCCATTGATGATGAAGCATTATTTGTTCTAAAAAATCCAGCATGACCAGCTGTTCCTGATACTTCTGAATTATTATAAAGACCAATTAAATTAATTCCAGATTGACCTATAGTAAAACTGTTAAAAGTATCATGAGCACTATTTCTATAAACACCATAATAATCAGTTCCAGAAGTAAAATCTAAAGTTGGATCAGCTCTCATAGTAACAGGAAATGGAATATCAACAAAAATTTGTGTATTACTATAGTAACCTCCACAACCTATTTCTTCATTAATTTTATCTTTAATAAAACTATAATAATACCTCTGACACCTCTGTAAATTCACATCATGTGGCAAGAACTCAAAATCAGATGCTGATGTTCCAGCTTCTAATTGTACTCCTGTGATGTACCATTCGTTAGCTGTGTTGTCTGCAAGATTGACTTGACCTACTGCTCTGTTTGCACTTGTGTTTGCACCCCAAGATGTTTGTAAAGTACCAGATGAAAAAGTTGTTCCTGCACCTAACCAAAATCCTAAATCAAGACTTACACCATTGTCATTATTTAATGTTCCACCAGTTGTATCTCCAGCAAAAGTAATAGTTTTCTTTTCCCAAGTATTAGCAGAAGAAATTGTGTAAGATTTATTTATGTGTCTGTTGCTGTTATCACTATCTAAAATTTCAGCTACATAAGTTCCTGTCTTATTTGATTTAACCCAAAAAGATAAAGTTAAACTTTCTGCACTTGAAGTACCTTTTTTTAAATATTGTAAATTTTGACCTTCTATTCTTTGTCTAAAAATTGTTAAATTACTAGAAGCATAAGTACCTAAAGCAGTTGTAACATCAATTTTATTTGATTTAGCAAAACCTTGACCAGATGGTACATCTGTATCTTGTGATAATGTAAATACTGCACTTCCAGCAGTTTGTGTTAACATTTGAAATCTATCTAAAGATGCATATTGTGTTGTTGATACACTTGATGTTGAAGTTCCTCTTTGAGCAATACTCATATCACCATTGATGAGGATGTTTTTGAAGTTAATGCCTCCAGCACCACCTAAATCATTTGTTAGATTATTTGCAATTGCTCTTGTTATACTTCCCATTTTATTATCCTATGTACCTTATTGTTATTTCTGCTGAAGCGGCCGGTGCCGTTGTAAATGTCAAGGTTGAACCAGATATAGTATAGTCATCTGTAGGCACTAAACAAATACCGTTTACAAACACAAATAAAGAATTAACTTCCCACTGTCCGTCAATTGCGTAAGATGTAGTTGAGCCGTTACCCGTATATTTATCGGGGTCAGTCATATTAATTCTGTGATATCTACCATCCATCAATGAAATACCGTGACCCATATATTCGTGTGCTGTACATCCATAGTATAAAGGAGTGGGTGTTCCACCTTCAATTAAAATTTCTGTATATGCACCAGCAGAGCCTGGTGTTCCTGATGTAGTTACATTTGTAGTAAACTCTTTGTCTTTTGTATCTTCATAATAAATTCTTAGAGGATGAGTAGCGTTTGAGGCATCTGATTGGTCAAATCTATATGTACCTGGTGATAACTGCAACATAGGTGATTCGTGTCCATCTATTAAATAACCGTTTGATGAACCTTGTCCAAATCTATAGTGTTCACTTGTTTTAGATGCGACTGTGACTGTTAATGTTTTTGTTACTGTAGCATCTGGAGAACGGTGACTTACATAAGCAACATCTTGAACTGAATTTGTTTGTGCGTCTAAATCTCCTCCAAGTTGAGGTGTAGTATCACTAGCAACATCTGTTAATCCGCCTGTAGTCGTATCACTTTGTAAATTTAATGTTCCTGCCATGGCACTATGAGCCTGACAAACATAATAAATTGTTGAAGATGTTCCTGATGGAATTTCAATGTATAATGTTCCAGATGTTTGTAGTAGAGCATTTGAGCCTGTTGATATTGTTCCGTCTTTTGCAATATGCGTTAAACCTGTTGTATAAACATTAGCAGCATCATAGGCACCTGAAACTGTTTGAAAAGCAAATGGGTGACCTTGTATATCTAAATTAAAAGCGTATGTCGAACCTGCTCTTAGATATAATGTTGGATTATTTCCTGAATAGTGACTATTAAATAGATATGCAGCCGAACCACTAGATGTAACATCTATTTCAGCAACAGCATTAATTTTTTGTGCTTTCGGGTCAAATCTACCAGTAGTAGAATTGAATACTAAAATATCTTGGTCTGAAATACTTCCAATACTACCAACATTTGATAAATCAGCAATAGAAGCATTTTCATTAATTAATTTTACCCAACCACCTGAATCAGCAACGTAAGCTTCATCGCCTGCATAATCGTAAGCAAACATACCTTCATAGTTTGATGAATCTGGAAAAGAAGCTGTACCATTATAATTAAATCTAATTTTGTTTGCTTGACTTGTTAAGTCAATTGTTCCTGTCGCACCTGTTAAACTTAAATTTGCAATGCTAGTATCTGTACCACCTAATGCAATAGTATCATCACCTAAAGTAATTGATGAATTTGTTAATGAACTGTTTGCAATATTTGTTAATGAGTTATTAGAACCATTGATTGTTTTGTTTGTAAGTGTAGTTGTACTAGTTGCTGAAACATCAGCGGCATATGAAACTTTATTATCTGTAACAGTGGTTGTAATTCCAGCACCACCTTCAAAAGTAATTGTTTGTCCTAAACTTACAGTATCAATTGTACTTGCATCATCTTTAATTGAAATGGTAGGAAAAGTGTTACTAGCATCTGTTAAATCTTTATTTGAAAGAGTTGCAACACCGTCAAAAGTAAGAAGTGAAGCTGTGTCAGCAGCAATGGTTAAATCGTTTCCTGATATGGTAGTTGTAATAGCATTACCACCTAAAATTCTTAATGTTTCTCCATTTGCTGACAAGGTAGAAACTGTCGAACTATCATCAGCTACTTTTATAGTACCATCTAATGTAGTACCGTCACCAAGAGCCGTGTAAATTTCGTCAAAGTTTAGATTAACTTTATTAGCACCGGCACGGAGGTTATCACCTGTACCGTCATTTGCTACTGTACCTCGATTTATTGTAAG